TTATATGCGGATTCCAGCGCGTTCCGTTCGTTTCGGGTGCTTCCAGTTGATACCTTCAAGAAGCATGGATAACTGGGCCGGAGTAAGGTGCACCTTGCCGTCACGGGTGACCGGCCAGACGAAGCGGCCCCGCTCCAGGCGTTTGGTGAAGAGGCACAGTCCGTCGCTGTCAGCCCACAACACTTTTATCTGGTCACCCCGGCGTCCGCGGAAGATGAACAGGTGTCCGGAGAACGGGTCATCCTTCAGGACGTTCTGAACTTTTGAGGCCAGGCCGTTAAAGCCATTTCGCATATCGGTGATACCTGCAACCAGCCAGATACGCGAACCTGCAGGGAGAGATATCATCAGTGGCTGCTCCCTTTTATTTCGCGGATAAGTGTCTGTAATAACGCCGGCGTCAGTTTGCCTTTAAGCCTGAGAGTTCCGGCCGGCAGAACCAGCTCACAGCACAGACTGTCGGACGGTGTATTTATCTGCTCTGGTTCCTGTGCGGGGGCCGGGATTTTATTATCCGGCTCCGGCGTTAACGTCACGGGAAGCAGTGCCGGCATATTTTTTCCGGAAGGCAGCATGCCACCTTTCCGGTATTGATGGCGCCAGTTGAAGAGCAGGTTATCGTTGATTCCGTTTTCCCGGGCGATCTGCGCCACACAGGCTCCGGGCTGCAGTGACTGCTCCACTAAGGCGATTTTAAACTCATAAGGGAAGTTGGGCCGCCGGGGACGTTTTTTTACCACGGGGGCTTCGGATATAACGGTGCTTTCAGGACGTACGACTGGTACCGTGGAAAATTGTCCGTAAAGGCAGGCATCAAGTTCCTGCTCCGACATGCCTGCGGGCAAAGGCCACGAAAGGCCAGCTCTCCGAAAGCGCACGAACATACTACAAACTGTTGATTTTGGTACACCCAGGTGACGCCCGGCCACAACCCGGGGTAAATGTTCTTCAAAGTGAAGACGTAAAGCTTCAGTGATCCAGGTCCGGTGTTTCATACGATAGTGTCCATTAAAAATGATGGACATTATTTTTGTAGAGCCGGAGGAAACAGACCAGACGGTTTAAATGAGCCGATTACGCAGTGGCTGAAACAGTTGTTGATTGAGTCTCTTTGGTCATTCGCCCTCCTGAGAGACGGGATTTACGTGCATCCAGTGCCTCACGCATAACGGTGATCGCATCGGTGCTGTTGACAAGTTCATCAGCCAGTCCGGCATCAATGGCCTCCTGACCGCTGTACACTGCAGCCTCGGTATCCAGCACAGCCTGCACGGACAGGCCGGTATATGCCGACACCTTCTGCGCAAACATCCGGCGGGTTGCATCCATCCGGGACTGCAGTGTCTCCCGGACGTCATCCGGAAGATGGCTGTAGGGGTTGCCATCCACCTTATGGCTGCCGCTGTAAATCAGCGTGATTTCCACGCCCTGTTTCTCCAGCGCAGCACCGTAATTACTGTGAGCCATCATGACGCCGATGGAGCCTGTCCGGGCGGTCTGCGTGACCAGACGCCGGGAGGCGGCACTGGCAAGCAACTGACCTGCACTGCAGTTCATGTCGTTGGCAAGCGCCCATACCGGTTTTATGTCACGCACACGGGCGATGATGTCAGCACAGTCAAATGCTCCCGCCACCATCCCGCCCGGTGTGTCCATATCCAGCAGAATGCCGTCCACCATCGGATCGCTGGCAGCCTGTTGCAGACGGGCGATAATGCCGTTGTAACCGGTCATTCCCGAATACGGCTGCAGCGCCCGCGTCCGGCTGACCAGCGTACCGGACACCGGCAGCACGGCGATGCCGTTCATGACCTGATAACTGCGGGCCTGTCGTGGTCCGTCATCATCACCGGATAACGCCAGCGCCGCGGGTGCCTCTCCGGCAGTCAGGCTGTCGCCGGATACTGCATCCGTCAGGCGGCTGATCCCAAGCTGGCCTGCAAGCGCACAAAAGAAAACCCGCGCATAGGCGGGTTCAAGCATCAGCGGCTCATTAAAAGCCATGCTGGCAATATGCGGGAGATTACGCAGCTCTGCTGTCACTCTTCTCCTCCTCTGTTGATTGTCGCAGTCCGGATTCAAATGCCGCAGCCGCCCAGGCGGGCGGTTTAAGACCGGCTGCACGGCGCTCCATCGTTTCACGGACCTGCTGGGCAAAAATTTCCTGATAGTCGTCACCGCGTTTCGCGCACTCTTTCTCGTAGGTGCTCAGTCCGGCTTCTATCAGCATCACCGCTTCCTGAACTTCTTTCAGACCATCGATGGCCATACGACCGGAGCCTATCCAGTCGCAGTTCCCCCAGGCACTGCGGGCTTCCTGAAAGCTGAAGCGCGCTTTTGAAGGTAACGTCACCACGCGGCGAACGATGGCCTCTTCCAGCCAGCACAGAAACATCTGGCTCGCCTGACGGGATGCGACGAATTTTCGCCGCCCCATAAAGTACGCCCACGACTCGTTCGCACTGGCCCGTGCCGTGGAGTAGCTCATCTGGGCGTAATTCCGGGAAAGCTGCTCATACGAGACACCCAGCCCGGCAGCGATATACCGCAACAGTGACTGCTCAAACACGGAGTAGCCGTTATCCGTGTCCTGAGCCGTCTGCAGGTTCAGTGAGTCCCCCGGCATCAGGTGCGGCACTTTTGCGCCTCCCAGACGGACCGGTGCTGCGGCGTAATACGCGGCAATTTCACCAATCCAGCCCGTCAGCCTTTCCCGCTGCTCCTGACTGTTCGCGCCCAGAATAAAATCCATCGCTGACTGCGTATCCAGCTCACTTTCAATGGTGGCGGCATACATCGCCTTCACAATGGCGCTCTGCAGCTGCGTGTTCTGCAGCGTGTCGAGCATCTTCATCTGCTCCATTACGCTGTAAAACACATTTGCACCGCGGGTCTGCCCGTCCTCCACGGGTTCAAAAACGTGAATGAACGAGGCGCGCCCGCCGGGTAATTCACGGGGTATCCATGTCCATTTCTGCGGCATCCAGCCAGGATACCCGTCCTCGCTGACGTAATATCCCAGCGCCGCGCCGCTGTCATTAATCTGCACACCGGCACGGCAGTTCCGGCTGTCGCCGGTATTGTTCGGGTTGCTGATGCGCTTCGGGCTGACCATCCGGAACTGTGTCCGGAACAGCCGCGACGAACTGGTATCCCAGGTGGCCTGAACGAACAGTTCACCGTTAAAGGCGTGCATGGCCACACCTTCCCGAATCATCATGGTAAACGTGCGTTTTCGCTCAACGTCAATGCAGCAACAGTCATCCTCGGCAAACTCTTTCCATGCCGTTTCAACCTCGCGGGAAAAGGCTCGGGCTTCTTCCTCCCCGATGCCCAGATAGCGCCAGCTTGGGCGATGACTGAGCCGGAAAAAAGACCCGACGATATGATCCTGATGCAGCTGGATGGCATTGGCGGCATAGCCGTTATTGCGTACCAGATCGTCTGCGCGGGCATTGCCACGGGTAAAGTTGGGCAGCAGGGCTGCATCCACACTTTCACTCGGTGGGTTCCATGCCCGCAACTGCCCACCAAATCCGCTGCCACCGCCGTGATAACCGGCATATTCACGCAGTGATGTCATGCCGTCCGGCCCCAGAAGGGTGGGAGTGGTGGGCGTTTTCATACATAAAATCCTGCAGGTCCCCTGCGTCGCTGTGTCATGCCGGTCTGCACTTCCAGCTCAGCAATGTATTTTTTCAGATCAGACACGGAAGTGGCCGTAAACTCCACTCGCCGTCCGTCTTTCTGTACTGTTGCCACCCGTTTACCTGTCATCAGGTCATGCAGTGCCGCACGGGCAGCGGCAAGTTCTTCCTGTCGCGTCATTCATCCTCTCCGGATAAGGCACGGGCGTAATCTGCCAGTGTTTTCTTGTTGGTTGCTGCACCATCCTCTACCTGCAGGCTCGCCAGCAGTGCACTGAGATCCAGTTGCCAGCGGGAAATACTGATGCGCAGCGCTGCCAGCGCATAAACGAAGCAGTCGAGTGCTTCATTGCGTCGCTTTTTGCTGTCCCACAGTATTTTTTTCCTGCCATCCACCCATTTTTCGACCTGCTCTTCAGCAGTCAGCTGCTGCGCTTCGGTCAGATCAAAAATATCCGGGTTATTCGGGAAGTGAACGGCACCGGGAAGCGGTTCATCCCCTTCCGGCGTCAGTGTGAAGCGGTTATAAATCTGCTCTTTCGCGGTATCCGTACCGATTTCGGTAAGGTAAACCCCGTTTTTGTTTCGCTTACGTGGCATGCTGGCCACCGGCTTTCCGTAGACGGATGCCCCTTTAATGGGGATTACCCGGAACAGCCCATGTTTTTTCGAGCGTTCATACACAATGGTCGGGTCAATCCCGCCAATATCCCAGCAGATACGGGATATCGACATTTCTGCACCATTCCGGCGGGTATAGGTTTTATTGATGGCCTCATCCACACGCAGCAGCGTCTGTTCATCGTCGTGGCGGCCCATAATAATCTGCCGGTCAATCAGCCAGCTTTCCTCACCCGGCCCCCATCCCCATACGCGCATTTCGTAGCGGTCCAGTTGGGAGTCGATACCGGCGGTCAGGTAAGCCACACGGTCAGGAACGGGCGCTGAATAATGCTCTTTCCGCTCTGCCATCACTTCAGCATCCGGACGTTCGCCGATTTTCGCTTCCCATGTCTCACCGAGCGTGGTGTTCACGAAGGTTTTACGTTTTCCCGTATCCCCTTTCGTCTTCATCCAGTCTTTGACAATCTGCACCCAGGTGGTGAACGGGCTGTACGCCGTCCAGATGTGAAAGGTCACACTGTCCGGCGGCTCAATCTCTTCACCGGATGACGAAAACCAGAGAATGCCATCACGGGTCCAGATCCCGGTCTTTTCGCAGATATAACGGGCATCAGTAAAGTCCAGCTCCTGCTGACGGATGACGCAAGCATTATGCTCGCAGAGATAAAACACGCTGGAGGGATCATCCGGCGTCCATTTGAGGCCAAACGGCGTCTCTTTATCACCAAATTTAAGGTACTGCTCCTCCCCGCAGTGCGGGCAGGCAACATGAAAACGCATAAAATGCGGGGATTCACTGGCTGCACGCTCAATCTGACAGGCGCCTCTCACTTTGGGCGTGGAGCCACGGATGGACTTTGGCCAGACCGAGCCTTCAATACGCTTGTCACCCAGGAACGTCGGAGAGCCTTCCTGTTCAATATCATCATCAAAGGCAGCAAGTTCATCATAACCCGCCACATCCACCGACTTTTCACGGTAGTTTTTTGCCGCTTTACCGCCCAGGCACCAGAAGCCACGACCATTGGTGAAACGCTTCATGGTGAGCGTGTTATCCCGGTGCTTTTTGCCATACCACGGAGCCAGCGCCAGCAGCGACGGAATATCGCGGATGGTCGGCTCAACGTGGGTTTTCATAAAGTTCTCGGCATCACCATCCGTCGGCAACCAGATAAGTGTGTTGCGTTGCTTATGCTCTATAAAGTAGGCATAAACACCCAGCAGCATTTTGGAATAACCAACACGGGCAGACTTCACCACATTCACCTCACGGATGTAGTCGCTGCCCATCGCATTCATGATGGCCCGCTGAAAGGGCAGTGTTTCCCAGCGCCCTTCCTGGTATGCGGATTCTTTCGGGAGATAGTAATTGGCATCCGCCCATTCAACGGCGGTCTGTGGCTCCGGCCTGAACAGTGAGCGAAGCCCGGCGCGGACAAAATGCCGCAGCCTGTTAACCTGACTGTTCGATATATTCACTCAGCAACCCCGGTATCAGTTCATCCAGCGCGGCTGCTTTGTTCATGGCTTTGATGATATCCCGTTTCAGGAAATCAACATGTCGGTTTTCCAGTTCCGGAAAACGCCGCTGCACCGACAGGGGGATCCCGTCGAGAATACTGGCAATTTCACCTGCGATCCGCGACAGCACGAAAGTACAGAATGCGGTTTCCACCACTTCAGCGGAGTCTCTGGCATTTTTCAGCTCCTGTGCGTCGGCCTGCGCACGCGTAAGTCGATGGCGTTCGTACTCAATAGTCCCTGGCTGCAGATCTGTCTCGCTGGCCTGCCGCAGTTCTTCAACCTCCCGGCGCAGCTTTTCGTTCTCAATTTCAGCATCCCTTTCGGCATACCATTTTATGACGGCGGCAGAGTCATAAAGCACCTCATTACCCTTCCCACCGCCTCGCAGAACGGGCATTCCCTGCTCCTGCCAGTTCTGAATGGTACGGATACTCGCACCGAAAATGTCAGCCAGCTGCTTTTTATTGACTTCCATTGTTCATTCCACGGACAAAAACAGAGAAAGGAAACGACAGAGGCCAAAAAGCCCGTTTTCAGCACCTGTCGTTTCCTTTCTTTTCAGGGGGTGTTTTAAATAAAAACATTAAGTTACGGCGAAGAAGAACGGAAACGCCTTAAACCGGAAAATTTTCATAAATAGCGAAAACCCGCGAGGTCGCCGCCCCGTAACCTGTCGGATCGCCGGAAAGGACCCGTTGGCCGTTCTGGTCTACTTCGTAATGGGATTTAATAGCTGAACGACAAAAGTCTTGCGACCACAGTCACACAGACCTGAATACACGTCCTGTTTCTTCCACCCCCGCACAGGACTGGCGAGCATGAGGGACACCCCCGCGAACCATAAACGCGGTAAAAACCCGGTGTGCATCGTTTTTGATTATTCCCGCACACTCACGCAGAAGGAATTCCCCGTCGGGCTACGGTCATGGTTAATGCGGGAATACGGCGACGATACAGCGCAGCTAAAAGGGTAATGGACAGATAGAGCGGTTTATTTCATTCCACAGGATTCTGAGTGCCCCCCCCCTCCTCCAATAGGCTGAGCATCCACCTATATAGTTTTAATTTTCATCAATCCATTTAACTATCGTTTAATTGTTGTCACATAGGATTCTGCCGTTTTTAACAATGCAGGATAATAAGATGAAAAAAATGTTGTTTTCTGCCGCTCTGGCAATGCTTATTACAGGATGTGCTCAACAGACGTTTACTGTTGGAAACAAACCGACAGCAGTAACACCAAAGGAAACCATCACCCATCATTTCTTCGTTTCGGGAATTGGACAGGAGAAAACTGTTGATGCAGCCAAAATTTGTGGCGGCGCAGAAAATGTTGTTAAAACAGAAACCCAGCAAACATTCGTAAATGGATTTCTCGGTTTTATTACTTTAGGCATTTATACTCCGCTGGAAGCGCGTGTGTATTGCTCACAATAATTGCATGAGTTGCCCATCGATATGGGCAGCTCTATCTGCACTGCTCATTAATATACTTCTGGGTTCCTTCCAGTTGTTTTTGCATAGTGATCAGCCTCTCTCTGAGGGTGAAATAATCCCGTTCAGCGGTGTCTGCCAGTCGGGGGGAGGCTGCATTATCCACGCCGGAGGCGGTGGTGGCTTCACGCACTGACTGACAGACTGCTTTGATGTGCAACCGACGACGACCAGCGGCAACATCATCACGCAGAGCATCATTTTCAGCTTTCGCATTAGCTAACTCCTTCGTGTATTTTTCATCCAGTGCAGCAACATCACGCTGGCGCATCTGCATGTCAGTAATTGCCGCGTTCGCCAGCTTCAGTTCTCTGGCATTTTTGTCGCGCTGGGCTTTGTAGGTAATGGCGTTATCACGGTAATGATTAACAGCCCATGACAGGCAGACGATGATGCAGATAACCAGAGCGGAGATAATCGCGGTTACTCTGTTCATTGCTGACCCCACAAACAGATTTCACGCTCAATCTCACGACGAGTCATGAGACCTTTCCATTGCTTACCGCCAGCATATGTCCAGCGACGTAGCTGATCACATGCGCCTTTGATATCGCCCTGGTTTATTTTGCGAAGAAGCGTCGATATTCTGAAATTGCCAGCGCCCACGTTGTAAACGAACGAGTAAAGAGCGCCGCGCGTTGTTTCCGGTATATCAACTTTTATGTACGGGTTAATTTGTCTGGCGACCGTGGCAAGGTCTTTATTCAGGAGGGCTTTGCATTCTGCTTTGGTATACGTTTTACCGAGCATGATGTCTTTTCCTGTATGCCCGTGACATACAGTCCATACACCAACAATATCTTTGTATGGTATGTAGCTGACACCCTCCAGACCATCGTTACCACTTGAGCCAGTGATTAACACTGATGCTATAGCAATTGCTCCGCCACCAATAGCAGCAGCAACGGCTTTTCGTAATGATGGAGGCATTATTCACCTCTCGCAGCCTTGCGCTTATCTTCTTTAATCTTGAAATAAAGGTTTGTCAGGTACGTCAGCAAGCCAAATACCAAGCTACCCAGCACACCTATTGCTGCCCACTGTGAGGGCGTGACTTTATCGAGCAGCTGTAAAAACCAGTAGCCAGCACTGCCTGCGGAGGTGCCGTAGGCAATGCCCGTTGTTAACTTATCCATGGATTTCATAGCCTCACCTCCGCAAATAACGGATGGTGTACACGGTTCGGAACGAAGAGGAAAGGTATAGAAGTTACATTAGCGTAAGGCTTGAACATCTATTCAAAAAGAAAAACGCCAGCGATTATTCTGGCGTAGCTGAAAGCATCATACAATTATTAAATACGAAAATTACAAAATCATTAAAACGCATCACGTTACATCATGTCTTTTTCTAAAAAAAGTCTTGATGAATATTGATGGGGAGGAACACCAAAATATCTTCTGAAAACACTTACAAAATATGACGTGTTTTCATAACCGCATATCTCAGCAACTTTTCCAACAGAATATAAATTGTAGCTTAATAACCTTTCCGCCATCACCATTCGCTCTTCAAGAATTAACTTACTAAATGATAAGCCTTCGTGCTTTAATTTTCTTTTTAACAGACTTTCACTCAGATACAGTCTTGAAGATATATCACAAAGTCTCCATGCTGCAGATATATCCGTGTGAATAATAGCCTTAACTTTACTTCCTAAACTATTAAGACATCCAAATAAAAAACTTTGCACTATTTTCTCTGAAGATAAGATAGCAAGACATGCAAGTGATATTTGATTTCTAACAAAATCCACAGTTCTGCCATCACAATTCAAGCATGCAATCAAGTTCTTTAACAATGAAAAATCTTCACATTCCACCATCAAGTATGCCGGATAAAACCTTCTTACAGAAAAAGGTGAGAGTGTGTTGCTTTTAAAGAAATCATTAACTGTTTTCTCTTCAACATCTACGATCATTACATGATCTATATTTGATGAAAAAAAATCTTTTAAATTGTAATCAATGAGAACAGCACTTCCTTTTTTAAACAAAATATCTTCTTTACCAATTCGGACATCAAACGAGTTCAACACCAAAATGATAGAACATATGTATGGCATATTATCCACCTGATATCATTGGGGTTACACCAGGTAAGTATAGGTGGAAAATCAATATTCGCCAGTTCAACAATAAGGAAAATCTCATTGCATCACAAGTATAAAATTATGTATTTAACTCACAAAGACAAATTATTAAACCAATCTGTTATATTATATATAGCTGCGTGGAATCATAATATTATATATTTTGACTGGCATGTTTACCAACTTTAAGTTGCATCTCAATGGTTTCTTCAGCGTAAACAGAGTTTTTATACAAACTGACACTCTGGGTATCATAGTGTAGTTTTTACGATTGTAAATATCTTGCATGCAGGAACTCATCCTTTTGGATGATATCGCATACAATTAATTTACCATCAGTCTTAGAGCCAGTTCGTCCGGATAGGGAGCGAAGTAATTCTGTGTAAGCAAGTAATCATTAGGATACTCACCCAGATAATGCTTCAGCAGAGTCAACGGCGCAAGAAGAGGTAATGTGCCAGAACGATAGTTAAGTATAACCTCGCTCAACTCTTTACGCTGGCGTGTACTTAAGTAGTTACTAAAATACCCCTGTATATGCATCAGCACATTCGTGTGATTTTTACGTGATGCAGGTTTTCTGAGAATCGCCATCAGCTTATCACGATACACCTCAAAGTATGATTCAAGGTCCGCCCACTCGTGTATTGCAGCCACAAATGGTCCCATATCTTTATAGCCTGCCTGACTATGCGCCAACAACTGAAGCTTATAACGACTATGAAAAGCTAATAACTCTCTTCTTGATAATTTCTCCTTGTAAAGGTGATTGAGCTCATGCAAAGCAAAAACTCTTTCAACAAAATTCTCACGAAGCACTGGATCATGTAATCGCCCATCCTCTTCAACCGGTAGCCAGGAAAACTTTTCCATCAAAGTGCTCGTAAATAGTCCCACTCCATCTTTACGACCTCGATTACCATTTTCATCATAGACACGCACGCGCTCCATGCCACAGCTGGGAGATTTAGCACAAACCACAAACCCCGATACATCCTTTAATTTGTCCATATAAGAACGACTAAACTCTGTCATTCTCTCTGTCACATCCTCATTCTGGTCGTGGCTGAAACACATCCGTATATTTCCTTGCGTCGAGCGCACAAGACGTAGAGCAGGACGCGGAACTGGCAGCCCTATAGCCATTTCCGGACATACTGGTCTGAATGTTACCCATTCCACTAATTTGTCCATTAAAAAGTCAGCTCTTTTGTGACCACCATCAAAACGAACAGCAGAGCCGGCCAAACAACCGCTGATTCCAATCACAGGTTTTTTTATCATATTCTCCCCCTTGACTAATTCATTAACACATAAACTGTGTAGTGCACGGAATAAATTGCCTTTCTGGCGTCATCACTGACAATTTTTCTGTTATAGACTATTCCTAATATAGTATGAAAGTTCTTTAAGTGATCGGTCGTAATCATCTATCTTTCATACTTACTCTCAACTATCAAAAGTACAGGATTTATTATGAAGTTATGGCCTGTGTTGACTGGCATTGCACTCTCTTTCACTCTTATAGCATGTAAGGCCCCGACACCACCTAAAGGTGTGCAGCCGATTACAAATTTTGACGCCAACCGCTACCTCGGAAAATGGTATGAAATAGCTCGCCTCGAGAACCGGTTCGAACGTGGTCTGGAACAGGTCAGCGCTACCTATGGAAAACGGAACGACGGAGGGATTCGTGTACTTAACCGTGGATACGATCCAACGAAAAATAAATGGAGCGAGAGCGAAGGTAAAGCATACTTTACTGGAGATACTAAAACTGCAGCGTTGAAGGTTTCGTTTTTTGGCCCCTTCTATGGTGGCTATAATGTAATCAAACTGGATGATGAGTATAAGTATGCTCTTGTCAGTGGTCCGAACAGAGAATACCTATGGATTCTGGCAAGGACCCCAACTATTCCAGATAAAGTAAAAGCAGACTATGTGCGAACCGCTCAAAAGTTGGGATTCAATGTCAATGAATTATTATGGGTTAAACAATAAAATCCCTACCCGAAATAATACTTATTAGAAAAAAACCAGCCTTTGGGGAGGCTGGCTAAATCAGGAAACAAGCTGTTATATGATAATAACTACGTTGCGATTCCAACATTTAAAATGTTAGACTAATGAGAATCAGACAGCAACTTTTCCTTTAATTATTTCGAACAATCAGCATCCATCTCCAATCGGAGATCCAACACCATCAGCATACCCTCCACTACGCCCTCAGCTTTCTGGAGCATCCTGCCAACCCAACAATCAGATCGCCCATGCTTACGTGCAAGCGCCATAAAAGTCATGCCGCCGACATAATAGTCCACCAATAAATCATGCAAATCGCTGTTGTTCTTTTTCAGACGGGCCATGCACCCGCAAATGATCATCGCGTCATCGTCACAACATTGCGGGCGAGATTTTACTTTTGAAGGAATTAATCCCTTAAAACCGGCGGCAATGGACGACCAGGTCACATCTTCATGATTATTAGCCGCCCACGCTCCCCAACGCTCAAGAACCATCTGAATATCACGCATCAACTTACTCCACAAAACTCAGACCAGAACGCCAATTACAAGCAAAAATCAACAAAACAGTATTAGTTGATTGTTATCTCTGACTTCATACTCCTGCTCCTGTCAGTGTTTTGGCGTAATTCTTCAGTATTCGGTAATCGGTCAAAACAGAGCCGGGGAAACGATATAAGCGCAGACGCCCCCAGCGGTGGCGAAGAAGTTCTGCCATATTAAACTCAAACATCATTCATTCCCCATTTCGGTGATGGTCAGTTCCAGCCTCCCACCTTTGGTAACAGGCATCTTCACAACGCGGTAATCAACGACCTGAGCATCATCCAGCCAGAAACCTGCTTTAGTGAGTGCGTCAAAAGCGGCTTTTTGCAGATTATCCAGGTCACGGCTACGGCAATCCGGCATGTGGCACTCAATGCTGATTTTCACAGGCATAGCCAGGCCGATATCCAGCATTGCGTTTTTAATGATTCGGGCGACGTTATCGCGGTATGCCTGCCCCTCTGCACTGACGTGCGTGCGCCCGCGATTATGGCGGTAATAGCGATTATTGCTCGGAGGCCAGGGTAATGTGATACTGTAGGTATTCACGCCTTAATAACCCCCTCTTTCAGCCAGATAACCTGTGTTCTCGCCATACCTTCCAGCGCGCATTCTTTTGCATATGCAGCATCGACAAAATGTGTGCGGCGGTCGATTTCGTCGTGGCAGGCAGAACATGCAATGGTGGCAATCAGGTCTGGCGGTTTGATACCGGTACCGCACAATCCAGCCAGCCGGATATGTGCCAGTACAGACGTTTCAGAATTGCCATTACATACGCCAGGGATTCTTACCTGGCATTCCCGACCACGCGCTGCTTTTCTCAAATCAGCCATGACTCCTCCTTGCTGCCAGTCGCAACCATTTTTTATCAACCAAGCTGGCGGTATATCCGAGCAGTGTTGGTATTTCGGATGGCTTCAGCTCAGGTTTACGCTTACGACGATTTGGTACTCTGTAGATGTGTCCGTTCATGACACGAATAAGCGGTGTAGCCATTACGCCTCCTGCTTGTCGCGGAGCAGCTGGAACTCGCAGCTCTGCGGAATAGTCAGGTGGCAGCCAATATTCACCGCCCAGGCTTCAACCTTACACAGGAAGACATACATCTCTCCGGTATCAAGATCGGAGGTATGGCGTAACGACTGGATAGTGGTGATATCACCGGTTACGACATCAACCAGGTCTTTGGTTTCATAACCGAGATATGTGTGTTTGAGAGCATCTTTTACCCAAGCTGGAGTGGCGAACGTTTTACCCTTGCTGATGAGGTATTCACTGATTTCGCTGTACCACATGTGGCTGAGTGCATTCTGGGAAAGACTGCGTCTCTCGCGCCACGGTTTAAGCACCATGCGAAAGCATTTGCCGTCCTCCAGATAAGGCTGGATCTGCCGACCGATAGCGGTGAAGTTACCGCGATGCAATTTGATACCATCTTGTGGGAGGTTCACGCTTCACCTCCGCAGAGATCAAACGCTGGATGCAAAATATCGCAGGTGCATTTCTGCATCTGAGAATGGAGAAGAGAGGTTGGATTGTATGTGCGCATAAACGTCCCCGTTTAGCGCAGAAGTCACCGGAGGAGTTCAAACTCCGGTGACTTAATTATGGCAAGTTGATTGTTGAAAATCAATTTAGTGGATTTAGGCGCAATACAAAGGATCATTAGCAGCTCTAATACCGCCCTGAATCGCAAGCCCTGTATGGCAATTTGACATTGAGCATGATTGCCATCTGTGCAAGGGACCTCCATTAATCGAAACTTCCAGCAGATCTTTATCTCCTTTCATCCTGACCCCTTCATACAACATATCAAGACGCTCAACAATCAATCCTGTTGGAGGTTCCATTTTTAGAACGAGGGCAAACTCTCCTGGCCCACGTCGTATTGTTATACGCGGGCCGGTACACTCCACATCCCAATTGTCTGATTTAGCTTTCCATTCATTTTCATCTATCAGTAAAGTCTCCTTACCAATAGAATTACAGAAAATTCCTGATAAAAGCATCGGTCCATGTGGTATGGGTGAAGGTTTCACAGAAAGAATGGGTTGTTCATTGACTACAATCAAATTTTGACAGTTATGAAACGTCACTCCTGCAAATTTTACTGTTATAGGCTCATTATGAAAATCAAACATTTCATTTGCAAAACCAGCCTGTAAGCACTTGGGATTTCTGTCAGCTATTTCCACTGTCTGTGCTGAAAGTCTACCACGAGCTCTTTTTTGATTGCATTGGGAGCAAAGAAGTGTCATTCCATTCGGATCATGTACTTTGGCATCAACGAAGTCAGGTTTAAAATGCTCATAATCATAAAATCCAAATCCACAAATTACACAGCCAAAGCCGCACCTTTGCCTTATCTGACGTTTTATTGTCTCAGGTATTCTTCTTGAGAGCCCGTGTTTATTAATATTGTCCATATGGTTAGTACGCTATAAGTTTGTTTCTATAATTTTACCACAATAGATAAGTTTGTATCAGAAATCGCTATATGGAGTGAGCGGAATATTTATATTATTCATGCAATTGCTCTCCCGTACGCAGCCCGCACTTCCGTCATCGCAGAATGACGGAAGCCTTACTAACTAGCGCCTTTATTGAAACAGATTCTGAGGTAAATGCGGCAATACTCGACTCCACTTATCATCCTGCCACGGCTGAAGTTTTACATGTGCCGTTTCTCGGACGAGGATTGCTCGCGCTCTGTTGAGTATCTGGGGATATTCTTGCTCGATGGAAGTGAAGTGACCAGCTTCACCATGCTCCGCATCCTGAAGAAGATGAGTAACGTTCTGGTAGGCAATTAACATCACATTCCCTGCTCGCCATAACCAGGCGAGTGTGCAAAGTTCGTTATCAGTGAATTGTTTTGTGATTGGGGATTGTTGAACTGCTAGAACGAGAACGCCAGCATCCATTGGCAGTCCCTATAGTAAAATCATAGCTCAGGACGCTTCGTTCAGGATAGATAATTTTATTGTACTTACCTAACTTTCTTACTATAGCACGGTTGAAAAAGTGATTATTACTCAAAAATAAACCTCACCATCAACCATATATTTGAGAGTACTTATCGCCTGCTGGGCGGATATTGTTTTCATTAAAGGATAGTGTTTAAAAACAATGCCATTCATAAAATAGATATCACAGGTTTTATTATCTGTATTGATTATGATTTTTTCGAATGTTTTATAGGCAAGTGTACGACATAGCTCTCGCCCATTTTTACTGGTTAAGTCAATAGCATGAAAATCACCAAGTGAGCTCACCGCTTTACTCTTCAAAGTTTTTAATGATACAGAAGCCCTTCGTAATTCCTTATCTAATACTCTGATTTTTTCTGCTATAGCGGTAACTTCAGGCGCAACAGATAATGCAGCAATTAAATTATTAATTTTCATCTGAAGCTCAATAATTTTTAACTCTAAAGTTTCATTAGCATCTTTCTTGTTTTCAACTGGTTGAATTTTGCTACAATTAAAAAGCAATTCATTAATGATATTATAATCAACCAAATCTCTTTTTATTGATGGCCTGTCACATCGATGTAATCTTCTCATCGGACAAACATAATAGCCATGCAAACTTCCAGATACCGCATGAACAATCATGGTATTACCACAAGCCTCACACTTCATAACTGTTCGAAGTAGATTTATTAGCATAGGATTCTTGCTACTATTGCTAATACCAAAAGGTGCCAACCGAATTTCCTGTACAGCGTAAAACAAATCATCTGATATGACTCTGGGATAATAGCCAGCGATTTCACTTATCCCTTTCCCTCTTGCACGATATGAAGGTACGCATATACCTATCAGAGCTTTATTCGCTAATAATTTTTCAATTACAGAAGGTCCCCATGCACTTTCTTTTCCTGAGAAATTCTTTACAGCATGATCATTTAAATACTTGGCTATTGCATTCAATGAGCGCCTTTCCATCCTGAGTTTAAAAATTAGCTCAATAGTTTTCACCCTGTCGGGGTCTGGAACAAAAGCCGTTCTTTTGTCATCCAATGAGAGCCATCTCGGACAAGACGCCGTCATAATCGTACCTGATTCCAGTGCATCCTGCCGTTTTTTCTTCCATGATAATTTAACCCGACTTGACTTTATCTCGCTTTCTTCATTTGCCCTTTGTGCTATAAGTATGGCTTTTATTAATGAATATGGCTCATTCAAAGAGTCAATATTATAGACTGTATTGTCGCAAAGAGTTATAACATCAATACCGTGATTCAAAATCAATTTCAGACGTTCAATCGCTTCACCGACTTTTTCTCTTGAAAGTCTGTCCAGACTTTCAACTAACAATGTAGTTCCTGGCAATATATAACCATGCTCTATAGCATCTAAAAATTCCGAAAAAGCTCCTGATTGTGCATGCTTTCCTTTGAATGCACTTAATCCTAAATCTTCATATGTTATGGTATCAAGATAATAATCACTATTTACCTTTAACCATTCAGCAATAAGTCTTCTCTGTCGGTTTAATGAGTCACCAGACATCTGACCTGGTGATGAAAATCGCATATATGCTATGGCTTTTTTCATGGTGACACCTGCTAACGTATGCTTTTATAAACCTTAGTGGTGGGATATAATTTTTGTTTAATTTTTATTTAAAAAGACAATTAAGGTCACATTATCTTGAATATACAACAATAATCGTATTGCAATTTTCTTACGCCATAATCTTGAAAGCACAAAAGAATACATAAAAAATAAAGACATTAACAAAAAGCATAAAACGAGGCTCATATAAATATAAGAGCCTCCATATTTTAGTCGTTTAGAAACAAATTATTTTAATGTGGTGTGCTTCGTGACAATAAATTAATAACCAACACACCGGCACAAATCAACATCATGCCTATAATGGCTGGCAGGTCCAGCCGTTGGCCGAAAAGTCCCCATGACAGTAAGCTAATCAGGACAATACCGACTCCTGACCAGATAGCATAAGCAATCCCTGTAGGAATATAAGCCAGCGTCTGAGCTAATAACCAGAATGATGCACAATAACAAATAATTGTACCAACAGATGGCCATAACCGTGTAAAACCTTCTGAAAACTTCATTAAGGTTGTACCAATGACCTCTGCAAGTATTGCACCACCAAGATAAATATAAGGGTTCATAGCATATTCTTTCCTGTTCAAACTGGAGAGAATTGTACTACAGTTTGAACTCAACTCACCTGTTTCATCATTGTGTACCCATTGATGTTCTTTTATATACCCTCAATACCCGTTTCATCGCGGCACTCTGGCGACACTCCTTAAAAATCAGATTCGTGCTCACCTTTCCTTCCCGTTCTTCTCTGGTAGCGAACCGGTAATACACCGTTCGCCAGACCTTACCATCAACGACCAGGATTCCTGCCCGCGCCATTTTAGCCGCAGCCTGATTTATGCTGGTTACGGTTGCGCCTGTTACCGCGGCAACGTCCTGCGCACAGAAGTTCTTATGAGTCCCCAGGTAATGAATAATTGCCTCTTTGCCCGTCATACACTTGCTCCTTTAAGCCCAAACTTAGCTTTGATTTCTGCGATCTTCGCCAGAGCCTGTGCACGATTTAGAGGTCTACCGCCCATGACAGGAAGTTGTTTTACTGGTTCAGGTATAGCCTCACCACGGTTAATTCGCGCTGTCATACAGGTCAGTTCATCGGCAGCCTTGCGCCGTAATTCCGCGTCAGTCAGCGCATTGGCTCGCATGTTCTGGTACAGGTTGGTAACCAGCCAGTAGTGCGCGTTCGATTTCCATGGATAAGACTCTGCGTCCGGATACAGGCCACGCTTCCGGCAATACTCGTAAACCATATCAACCAGCTCGCTGGCGTTTGGCAGCCCGGCGGTAATGGATGCTTCTTCCCGGCACCAGGCGACAAACTGCCCGGGTGATGGCAGGAATGGTCGATTCTGCCGACGGGCTACGCGCATTCCTGCGTTAACCTGTTCCATTGTGGTGATCCCGTTTTCCCGGAAAGCCAGCACCCACTGGCGGCGGATTTCGTTCAGTTCGTTCTGGTCCCGGTTAGCCAGGCTCGCCGGGAAAGTTGCTAGTAACTGGCTGAACACACCATTGATGATCTGCGCTACCTGTTGTACCTGCGGCTTTTCGTCGTACTGTTCCGGCATGTTGTTGGCGATCCGACGCATCTGCTCACGGTCAAAGTTAACCATCTGTGCGGCGATGTTTTTCATAGCTCCACCCCGTAAATCCAGTCAGTGTTCGTCAGGTCGAGTTTTGGTTTGCTGGCTATCACGCCTGCCTGTTGCTTGTTACGGTTGATTTCGAGTTGGGTCCACTTATCGCGGAGTTTGGCCGGGCTCAGCACGTTACCGGACCAGAAGTTGTCCTGGCATGCCCAGCGGAACAGCACGCACATGTCGCGGTGGTTACGTCCGTCACGTTCACGCATCAGGCGGATATCGTTAGCCCACCCAGCAAAATTCGGTTTTCTGGCTGATGGTGCGATAGTCTTCACCATGTCAAACATCCACTCTGCGGCGGTCAGGTCTTCTGCTGTCCCCCACTTGCTGCCGCTCTGAATTGCAGCATCCGGTTTCACCACAGGAAGATCGTTTTCTGGCTGGTCAGAGGATTCGCCAGAATTCTCGGACGAAAAAGGTTTTATATTGTCTTTTGTTAGTTTGTCTTTTGTGTTTACCTGATTCGGGTAAACGCCTTTACCTGATTTGGGTAAACTTTTCTTACCTGATTCAGGTAAATTTACCTCTTTCAGGTAAACTTTATTTTTCTTACCTGATTCGGGTAATGTTGACCATTCACTGACCACATTATTAATGCCGATATTCCGCCCGCTCTGAATAAGAATCCCACGCTTTACCAGAACGCTTTTTGCAGCAGAACACTTGTGCGGCAATATCCCGGTCAATTCGGAAAGTTGCTCGTTGCTCACCCAATCCAGTCTTTTATTAAAGCCATATGTTTTGCGCATGACAGCCAGAAAGACCAGAAGCTGGTGCTGTGTTAATCCGGTCAGCATCACAGCTTCCAGCAACTCATTTGCAATGCGCGTATAACCATCATCGAGATCTGCCACGCGCGGCTCCTTTTGTGCCGCATCCGGCACTGGAAAATTGAATATCTCAGCAGTGTTTGCCATAATTCCTCCCGCAATGAGTGTGTTACGATTTGCACCTGAAAGTCGGTTCTGTTCCAGCAGACCGGCTTTCGCCATTTCTGAACCTGTCATATCGCCCCCAGCATGGTAGTAACCATCGCCATCAATGGACCAGCCAGATCTGGGTCCACACGAAACATCGACACAATACCTTCACTAATTTCCTTCAGTTTCTGGTGGCGTGGTGCGTTGAGAATGACAGCCTGTTTTGCCTCACTGAGTTCCTTTTCCATTTCAGCCAACCTAGCCATGAAGCTATCCTGCTCAACCAGGTAACCGCGATATTCCAGCGGTAGTACCGCCAGAATTGCCGGGGTCAGTTCACGCACGTTATTTCGGTATTTTTCAGAATCGAATTTGTTATCGAGGAAGCGGAACAGCTTCTGGCGTGCACGGCTGACATCATCAGGGAAATCGATGGTGCCGCCGCCCTGCTCCCGATACTCATTCACAATGAGTGTGGCAACGACATCCTGATTATCTACAGCCGACCAGGCGCGGACGGCATCACGGATTTTTTCGTGGCCTGGCACCTGTTTTGTTTGAGAACGATTTATCACCGCAGTCGGGCTAAATCCGCTAGTCTGTTGGTATGTAAGTGGTTGCATAATTGACTCCTTTAGTTTGAATTGACTGTTAAGTTGATTGCTTATTGTTAAAGAGCGTGAAATGGAAATTTAAGCTGCGTTCTTTTCGGTGTGTGGAAACAACTTCGGAAGATCCGGGCGAATCTGGTATGCCTTCACTACTCCACCAGTAGCCGTAACAATGCTGCCGACATGTTCAGGGGATACCTTTGCTTTGTTGTGAAGCCACTTATAGACGGCCTGCTGTGAAACTTCGCAAGCAGCGCCCAGTTTCTTTTGTGAACCAACGATATTGATCGCTGTTTTGATAGCTGGGTTCATAACAACCTCCGTGGTTAATTTGAATCAAGATTAAAACTATGGTTGTTTTTAGTCAACAACCATTTTCGTTTGATGGAATAAAACCTTGGTTGTACATTTGGACTATGAAAACAACACTCTCAGAAAGACTTAAAGAAGCCAGATTAGCGCGAGGCCTTACACAAAAGGCGCTTGGGGATTTGGTCGGGGTTAGCCAGGCTGCTATTCAGAAAATCGAAACAGGGAAAGCTAATCAAACAACTAAAATCGTGGAGATCGCGAACGCTTTGGGTGTGCGCGCAGAATGGTTATCTTCTGGCGTTGGAAATATGTCAGACAGTACAGTGCAACCAATACAATCAACTGTCAGCCATTCCAAATACTTCAAGATTGACGTTCTTGATATAGAAGTCAGTGCTGGGCCGGGAGTCATCAACCGTGAGTTTGTAGAAGTTCTACGCTCGGTTGAGTACTCGTTTGACGATGCTCGTCACATGTTCGATGGTAGGAAGGCGGAAAATATCCGCATCATTAACGTGCGTGGTGACAGCATGTCAGGAACGATCGAACCAGGTGATCTGCTGTTCGTTGATATCACAGTTAAATCTTTCGACGGTGATGGTATCTATGCGTTTCTGTACGACGACACAGCCCATGTAAAGCGCCTGCAAATGATGAAGGATAAGCTGCTGGTCATCTCTGATAACAAAAGCTACTCACCGTGGGACCCGATCGAGAAAGACGAGATGAACCGGGTGTTCATCTTCGGTAAGGTTATTGGGAGCATGCCGCAGACATATAGGAAGCATGGGTAGTACCAATTAAAAATTATCAACTGGGCATTGTGCTCATTCAGTAAAGAACTAATTCCTATCTTTGCTCTAGGTAGTAATATTAAGCCACCGCAATAATATCTTTACCTAACGGCGTAAGAATCCCGGTCACCGTGCCGGGTTTTCTTTTGCCCTCCCCTCATCACACACACCGTTAAAAAAACCACCATAACCTCGCTTCAGTTATCGCTATGCGATTCAAGTCACAAAATAAATCCATCCTAAATACAACCAGTTATATCTAAAACAACCAATAAAACAACTTTTGTTGTTGACGATAAAACAACTATAGTTTTAAATAAGTTCATCGCAACAACACAACGATACGGCAACTACCTGATTCACCGTTGCGATGACCGCTTAGATCCGCAGTTTGAATTTCAGCAGGCTTCGGGGAGTGCGAGGGGTGAAACGGACGCGTGAACGTCGGTGTGACCAGCTGAAATTAACTCAACATTTCATACCTTAGTCGCTTCAACGAGGCGGCTTAGTTATGACAACCGGCGGCCATCCACCGCCTGAATACGCGCAGAAGTCTCTATATGTTCAGCAGCCCAGCTTACGGGCAGGAGTTTTTATGGTTCATCAACATTATGGAACGCAGACCGTTAATCGAGGTGCGGTCATGCCAGGAATGCTGGTCAAACACAAAGATGGTACCTGGACTGCATCAGCTAATTTACGCGGACGGCTTTATCTGCATCGCGGCATCGAGCGCACTTATACCCGTGATTTGCTCGTGGAAGTTTTTCTCGACGGACGCGGTAACGGCCTGAATCACTAATCCCCTTTCCTGTTTTCCTAATCAGCCTGGCATTTCGCGGGCGATATTTTCACAGCCATTTTCAGGAGGTCAGCCATGAACGCTTATTACATTCAGGATCGTCTTGAGGCTCAGAGCTGGGCGCGTCACTACCAGCAGATCGCCCGTGAAGAGAAAGAGGCAGAACTGGCAGACGACATGGAAAAAGGCCTGCCCCAGCACCTGTTTGAATCGCTATGCATCGATCATTTGCAACGCCACGGGGCCAGCAAAAAAGCCATTACCCGTGCGTTTGATGACGATGTTGAGTTTCAGGAGCGCATGGCAGAACACATCCAGTACATGGTTGAAACCATTGCTCACCACCAGGTTGATATTGATTCAGAGGTATAAAACGGATGAGTACAGCACTCGCAACGCTGGCAGGGAAGCTGGCTGAACGTGTCGGCATGGATTCTGTCGACCCACAGGAACTGATCACCACTCTTCGCCAGACGGCATTTAAAGGTGATGCCAGCGATGCGCAGTTCATCGCATTGTTGATCGTCGCCAACCAGTACGGCCTTAATCCGTGGACGAAAGAAATTTACGCCTTCCCTGATAAGCAGAACGGCATCGTTCCGGTGGTGGGCGTTGATGGCTGGTCCCGCATCATCAATGAAAACCAGCAGTTTGATGGCATGGACTTTGAGCAGAACAATGAATCCTGTACATGCCGGATTTACCGCAAGGACCGTAATCATCCGATCTGCGTTACCGAATGGATGGATGAATGCCGCCGCGAACCATTCAAAACTCGCGAAGGCAGAGAAATCACGGGGCCGTGGCAGTCGCATCCCAAACGGATGTTACGGCATAAAGCCATGATTCAGTGTGCCCGTCTGGCCTTCGGATTTGCTGGTATCTATGACAAGGATGAAGCCGAGCGCATTGTCGAAAATACTGCATACACTGCAGAACGTCAGCCAGAACGCGACATCACTCCGGTTAACGATGAAACCATGCAGGAGATTAACACTCTGCTGATCGCCCTGGATAAAACATGGGATGACGACTTATTGCCGCTCTGTTCCCAGATATTTCGCCGCGACATTCGCGCATCGTCAGAACTGACACAGGCCGAAGCAGTGAAAGCTCTTGGATTCCTGAAACAGAAAGCCACTGAGCAGAAGGTGGCAGCATGACACCGGACATTATCCTGCAGCGTACCGGGATCGACGTGAGAGCTGTCGAACAGGGGGATGATGCATGGCACAAATTACGGCTCGGCGTCATCACCGCTTCAGAAGTTCACAACGTGATAGCAAAGCCCCGCTCAGGAAAGAAGTGGCCTGACATGAAAATGTCCTACTTCCACACCCTGCTGGCTGAGGTTTGCACCGGTGTGGCTCCGGAAGTTAATGCTAAGGCGCTGGCCTGGGGAAAACAGTACGAGAACGACGCCAGAACCCTGTTTGAATTCACTTCCGGCGTGAATGTTACTGAATCCCCGATCATCTATCGCGACGAAAGTATGCGCACCGCCTGCTCTCCCGATGGTTTATGCAGTGACGGCAACGGCCTTGAACTGAAATGCCCGTTTACCTCCCGGGATTTCATGAAGTTCCGGCTCGGTGGTTTCGAGGCCATAAAATCGGCTTACATGGCCCAGGTGCAGTACAGCATGTGGGTGACGCGAAAAGATGCCTGGTACTTTGCCAACTATGACCCGCGTATGAAGCGTGAAGGCCTGCATTATGTCGTGATTGAGCGGAATGAAAAGTACATGGCGAATTTTGACGAGATGGTGCCGGAGTTCATCGAAAAAATGGACGTGGCACTGGCTGAAATTGGTTTTGTATTTGGGGAGCAATGGCGATGAAGCATCCTCACGATAATATCCGGGTAGGCGCGATCACTTTCATCTACTCCGTTACAAAGCGAGGCTGGGTATTTCCCGGCCTTTCTGTTATCAGAAATCCACTGAAAGCACAGCGGCTGGCTGAGAAGATAAATAATAAACAGGAGGATATATGAGTCAGGTTGGTAATCATTCATTCGAATTTCCGGCATCGCAAGGTGTACAGGGTGGTACTGTTACACTCTTCCTTACCATACCAGGAAGATCGCTGGCTCGTTTCCTCGCTTCAGATAATTACGGCCATACACTGGAACGCTCTCAGCGAGAAATTAATCCAAATCGAGTACGAAAATTTTTAAATTATCTCACTAACGCAGACTCAAGAAATGAGCCTTTTATCATTCCCCCTCTCGTAGGTAACTGTGATTCGAATATAGAATTTGTACCGTTTGGCAACACAAATGTTGGTATAGCCAGAATTCCCCTCGACGCCGAAATAAAACTTTTTGATGGTCAACATCGTGCAGCTGGCATTGAGATATTTTGCCGAAGTTCCCCATCAACGCTCATGGTTCCCATGATGCTTACAATGAATCTGCCGCTAAAAACCCGGCAGCAGTTCTTTTCGGACATAAATAACAACGTTTCTAAGCCATCAGCGACCATCAATATGGCGTATAACGGCCGGGATGATATTGCTCAGGGAATGATATCCTTCCTGACCCAACATACTGTATTTGCCGATATAACCGATTTTGAACACAACGTAGTGCCATTAAAAAGTAATATGTGGGTGAGTTTCAAGGCACTCACTGATGCAACGTCAAAGTTCGCCAGGAACGGCAATCAACAACTTGAAATGGGATATATAGAATCTGTCTGGGAGGCATGGATTACACTAACTCAGATTGACTCAATCCGACATGGTGTACACCACGCTACGTACAAGCGCGATTATATTCAGTTCCATGGAGTAATGATTAACGCTTTCGGTTTTGCGGTTCAACAGATGATGGTTAATCATTCCATCGCAGAAATAACTTCTATGATCGAAAAACTATGTGCAACTACCAGCTCTGCAGAAAGAGAGGATTTTTTTCTGATGGATAACTGGGCGGGGATCTGCACGAAAGCCAGCCAGGAAAAACTATCTGTTATTGCCAATGTGGCAGCGCAGAAAGCAGCAGCAAACAGACTGATACAAGCTTTTACCAAAGGAAGTCTGGAATCAACTTAATGAATCAACATTGTCTCATATCAGCATGCTGTACGGCGTCTTTAAGGAACGGTGAACATGAAAAGCAAAATCATCAGGGAGCTACAGGCTCCTTTTTTATTATTCGCATTTACCCTCAAGCGTATTAATCAACAATTCAGGGATTAATGAAAGATGACAGACATCATTGATTCAGCATCAGAAATCGAAGAATTACAGCGCAATACAGCAATAAAAATGCGTCGTCTGAACTACCAGACTGTATCCGCAACTCATTGTTGTGAGTGTGGCGATCCGATAGATGAGCGAAGACGCCTGGCTGTTCAGGGTTGTCGGACTTGTGCAAGTTGCCAGGAGGAGATCGAACTTAAGAACAAACAATGGGGACTGTGATGGCCTCAAAGCAGCAAATTTCAACATCGTCCAACTGAGGTGTAAAAATGTTCAGAATCATTTTTCCTAACACCTGGTACGTCGACCACCACGGCACTCCCTGCAAAATCCTGCGTTCTACCCACAACAAAGTTCACTACATCCGAAAAGGCAGAACATGTATCGCCAGCATGTTCCGCTTTAATCATGACTTTGAACCTGTGAATAAAGCTGATGCAGATCGGATAGCAGAAGAGATCGAAACGGCAGAACACATTAAGAAGTTACGTGACATGCGTTCAAAAAGCAGAGGTAACCATGGAATCATACAGCCTCACACTCGATGAGGCCTGTCAGTTTCTTAAGATATCCAGACCAACCGCCACCAACTGGATACGAACAGGCCGCCTACAGGCAACACGCAAAGATCCAACCAAGCCAAAATCTCCTTACCTCACAACACGGCAAGCCTGCATTGCGGCGCTTCAGTCTCCGCTGCATACTGTCCAGGTGAGCGCGGGTGATGGCATAACAGAGGAAAGAAAATGTCACTCTTCCGCAGAAATGAAATATGGTATGCCTCGTATTCGCTCCCGGGCGGGAAACGAATTAAGGAATCTCTTGGCACAAAGGACAAGCGGCAAGCTCAGGAGTTGCACGACAAGCGAAAAGCAGAACTCTGGCGAGTAGAAAAGCTAGGGGATTTACCTGATGTCACTTTTGAAGAGGCCTGCCTAAGATGGCTTGAGGAAAAAGCTGATAAAAAATCTCTCGATTCAGATAAAAGCCGGATTGAGTTCTGGCTTGAACATTTTGAGGGTATAAGGCTTAAAGATATCTCGGAGGCAAAGATTTACTCTGCTGTAAGCAGAATGCATAACAGAAAGACGAAAGAAATATGGAAACAGAAAGTTCAGGCCGCCATCAGGAAAGGTAAAGAACCGCCTGTTTATGAACCAAAGCCAGTATCAACTCAGACAAAGGCAAAGCATCTTGCCATGATAAAGGCCATTCTCCGTGCTGCAGAACGCGACTGGAAGTGGCTGGAAAAAGCTCCTGTAATCAATATACCAGCGGTCAGAAACAAGCGAGTCAGATGGCTGGAAAAGGAGGAAGCAAAACGCCTTATTGATGAGTGCCCCGAACCACTGAAATCTGTCGTCAAGTTTGCGCTGGCAACTGGTCTGAGAAAGTCGAACATCATAAATCTGGAATGGCAACAAATCGACATGCAGCGACGAGTTGCCTGGGTGAATCCAGAAGAGAGCAAATCAAACCGCGCCATTGGTGTGGCGCTGAACGATACCGCCTGTAAAGTGTTGCGTGATCAAATAGGCAAGCATCACAAATGGGTGTTTGTACATACCAAGGCGGCTAAGCGAGCAGATGGAACATCAACGCCTGCGGTCAGGAAGATGCGCATCGACAGCAAAACATCATGGCTATCAGCTTGTCGTCGTGCAGGAATTGAAGATTTCCGTTTCCATGACCTCAGACACACCTGGGCAAGCTGGCTGATTCAGTCAGGCGTCCCATTATCAGTGCTTCAGGAAATGGGCGGATGGGAGTCCATAGAAATGGTTCGTAGGTATGCTCACCTTGCGCCTAATCATTTGACAGAGCATGCGAGGAAAATAGACGACATTTTTGGTGATAATGTCCCAAATATGTCCCACTCTGGAATTATGGAGGATATAAAGAAGGCGTAA